TTCTTCCCCGTCTCCCGTGCTGCCGTAAAACAGGATGTCGAACTCAGGCAGGCCACGGAACGAACCGGCGTTTCTCGCGGCCTCGGTAACAAGTTTCAGGTTCGCGGCGTCGACCTCGATTTCGCCGCTTGCCCCGACTTCCCCGTCCGTCCAGCCGTTGGGGATACCGTTGGTCTTGGCGACTTCCGAACTGTCTTCAATGTCCAGAGACGCCGATTCGACGTGTACGAGCATGTCGCCCAGATAGACGTCAAAGTTCTTTCCGCTCAGTCTTTGCATGATGCCCCCGCTATGCGTAATTCGTCAGATCAAGCATGAGGTTGCAGGTTATCTTTTTCGGGCAGTTGTACGGACGCGCCGCCATGTACAGTTCGACCGCACTCTTGCTCGTCCATGAGATTTCAATGTCCCCATCCTCCGGCGGATAGATTTCGCCGGGGAACGTCTGCCCCAAGATGGTCGTGGCACGGGACATTTCCCGCAGGGGGCGCATAAAGTAGGTTTTGTTCTGCGCGATGCTGGCGGGCGTGCTGTTGAATTGCCGGTTGGCGATGCGGGCCACAGCCAACGGATAGACCTGCCGCATACACTTCTGGATGACACGTACGTTTTCGATGACCTGATAGTCCCCGCCGGGCACGTCCAGAACGGTTCCATCGGCCCAATATGTTCCGGAATAGTCCGGATACCACTGCGGCACGGAAAAACGGGCCTTGTCGAGATCGGAAAGGACGCTCATGTCCAGCCGCCGCCCGTCGACGTCGACCGGGCGTTCCGTCCACTCCCCGACGAGCGCCCCGGTAGCAACGCGCATCGGAGAATCCGCCACGGTGACGGCGGCATTGCACAAACGACCGGCAAGCGTGCCCAGCTCGTACCCCCAGATTGAAGGCGTCACGAGGCAGGTGTCGGCGGCTACATCAGCGGTCAACGGCTTGATCGCCGTGGCATAGTCCGCCCAGCTCTGCGT